TGAAATCAACCGCGAAGTTATCCGCTCAATCATCATCACTGCAAAGCAGGGTGCATCTGAACAGACAACAACCGCTGGTATTTTCGACCTTGACACCGACTCAAATGGTCGTTGGATGGTTGAAAAGTTCAAGGGTCTTATGTTCCAGATTGAAAGAGAAGCTAACAAGATCGCAAAAGACACAAGAAGAGGCAAAGGGAATATGATCCTCTGCTCTTCTGATGTTGCTTCCGCTCTAAACGCAGCAGGCGTTCTTGATTATACTCCTGCTCTCGCTGGAAACAACCTCCAGGTTGATGACACAGGCTACACCTTCGCTGGTGTTCTCAATGGCCGCACCAAGGTCTTCATCGACCCCTACGCTGGTGCAAACTATATGGTCGCAGGATTCAAGGGCGCTAATGCCTTTGATGCTGGTCTCTTCTACTGCCCATATGTTCCTCTCCAGATGGTTCGTGCCAACGATCCATCAACCTTCCAGCCTAAGATCGGCTTCAAGACTCGCTACGGAATGGCACCAAACCCATTCGCCAAAGGCACAACAGCTGCTGACGCTTCTGCTGCTCTCGAGCAAGACACTAACGTTTATTATCGTCGCGTGCTCGTCAATAACTTGATGTAAAATATATACATTTTAAGTTTGATAAATACTACCAGGGGGAAACTCCTGGTAGTATCACATTAGAAACCTCAGATAACTATTTTTATATTCTGATTGACTATTCTGAAATTCTGGGTATAATCAGTAATGTACTGTTGAATGTATAGGATCAAAAATGACCAGTAATATTGCTAATCCTAACTTTCTTAGTCAGTTTGGGTTCAAGTCTTTAATTAAAAGAATCCCCCATCTAGAATATTTCTCCCAGTCGATAGAAATTCCTGGGTTACAACAAAATGTAGTCTTTCAGTCAACTCCTTTTACTCCTATTCCTTATTCATCTACTGTTCAATACTCTCCTCTTATAATCAGATTTAAGGTAGACGAGAATCTCGAGAATTGGAAAGCAATATATGATTGGATGAGAAAATCTGGTAATGCGAAAGATTATACTGGATATAAAGAACTTTCCGAAGCTGATAGTGGATTTGGCTTGACTTCTGATATAACAGTAAGTATACTTAAAAGTAGTATGATCGGCAATAAAACCTTTACGTTTAAAGATGCATTTCCTGTACAATTAGGAGATCTTTCTTTTAATAGTATTGGTACTGATGTCAATTATATCGAATCTTCAGTTTCATTTCAATACACTTATTATGACATAGGATAATATTATATGCCCCTGACTGTTTTCTGGTTAATGTTGTTTGCTGCTATTTCTTCTGTTTTTATTTTCCTTCCCGTTAGTGTTTCATTTATTGTTTCGTTCACTCTCGTTTTCTTTACATTTATTTTCATGCTTGTATTTTATGTATTAAATCAAATTTTTGATCTAGATATCAGTGCACTTATCTGGTCATTACGTAATACTCCCAAGGAATAATAGAAATGAAGCTTGAAGAGATTCATGATCTTTGGGAGTCTGATTCCAAAATTGATAAAACTGAGCTGGCTGGGGAATCTTTGAAAATTCCCCAGCTTCATCACAAGTATTACAAGATATATTCAAACGAAAAGTTGGTCTTAAAGAAACTTAATTCAGAGTACAAACAACTTAAATTGGCCAAGTTTGAGTTTTTGACTCAAGGCCCCAACGAAGAGACGGATGAAAAGGGATGGGAACTTCCTGCTATTGGCAGAGTACTTAAAGCAGATGTACAGAACTATATTGAGGCGGACAAAGACATAATAAATCTTTCACTTAAGATTGGATTGCAAGAAGAAAAGGTCGAGTTTCTCGAATCTATTATTAGATCCCTAAATAATAGAGGCTATAATATCCACACAGCCCTTGAATTTATTAAATTCACCAATGGAGTTTGATTATGAGATATTTTGTTGATTTTGAATTTACTAGATTCGAAGGAGAGATTATCAGTGTTGGTATTGTTTCCCAGACAGGTAAAGAACTTTATCTTGCTCTTTCATATGAAACTCTTGATGAAGAACGTAAACAAAACCTAATTGATCCTTGGGTTGTGAAAAATGTACTTCCGATCATTGATGATTATGATGGAGGCGTCATTGCTGAACGATTTAATAATCGTAAAGATATCAAAGACGTGTGGCCGCATCGAATCTATCAATTCATGCTACATTGTCAAAATGGAATTAATTATCCCGTTCAGTTTGTTACTGATTGGTGGGAAGATACGAAACTTATGGCAGGCCTGATGATCACTGGTCCTGGAACGTGTGTTAATGTCCCACAGGCAAACTTTAGTGTTGTTCGAGTCGATTCATATCCCACAAAATTAATGGGTGCGGTTCAACATAATGCATTATGGGATGCAAGAGCATTGAAAGATGTATTAAAATATAATGACTGATAGTGTTCATCTAGAATATGTAAATGATGTACACGCAAGAATAGTGTGTGAGCCTGGTATTTTGAGAGAAATAGCTGACAGCTTTACATACTTTGCACCAAACTATAAATTTCATCCTAAGTTTAAATCTAGAGTTTGGGATGGTAAAATTCGTCTTGTCAATACACAAACTGGATTAGTTTATGTTGGACTAGCAAAACGAATAAAGAAATTCTGTGATTCAAGAAATTATCCGTTTACATTTGACTATGAATTGACCTATGATAGTGTTTCAGAGCATGAGATCTTAGATCATATTGAAAAACTGAAAATACCTTCCAAGTTCGAGAAAAGAGATTATCAGATTCAATCTGTCATCAAGTGTATTCGAACAGGAAGAAGAACTCTATTATCTCCAACATCTTCTGGTAAATCTTTGATCATTTATATAATATCATCTTGGTATAAGAAACATAAAAAACTTATTATTGTTCCTACTATCCAACTTGTTAATCAGATGGAAGGCGACTTTAGAGATTATGGATTTAAAGGAAAAATCCACAAGTCTACAGACAAACTGTCCAAAGAAGATAATATCGACGCTGAAGTTGTTATCACTACATGGCAATCTCTAAATAATGGTAAGACCAAAATGCCACCTAAATGGTATAAGCAATTTGGTGTTGTGTTTGGTGATGAGTGTTTCGTCAGAGGATCAAAGGTCCTAACCCCAAATGGGTATGTCAATATAGAAGATATTAAAATTGGTGATCTGGTAATAAATTATGATGAAAAGAGGAAAATATTTAAAGAGGATATTGTTGTTGACACATATGTCAATTTAAAAAAATCAAATAATATGAATGTTTTAAAATTGTTTTTTGATAACGGTTCAGAAATATCCGTGACGGAAAATCACAAATTTATGACAAATTTAGGGTGGGTGCAAGCAAAAGATCTTACTGAAGAACACATCATTATAAATACATGATACTAAAGCTACAGGAAAGATACATTAATATGGCTATGAGAAGTTCTAAAGATTGGAAAACTGTTCTGAATAATAAATTGAAACAGATAAAAAGTTCAATTTTGGTTATAAAATATTCAGATAACATTGTTTTATTATCTAATGGCGTTAGTCTGGAAAGAAAGCCAAAAAACAATGAAGTCGATTTTTTGAAAAGAGTTTTAATGGCTGAAACAAAACACGGAAATATGACGCAGAGACAGATATTTTTTGATGAGATTTTTTCTGGTGATCTTAAAATTAGAAATGCTGCTCTGGAAAAAGCTAAAAAATTGGAAAAAACATCAGCAGCCAAACAATTAATAAATCTCGGGTATAAACCTTCTGATAATCTGAAAAGATATTATGCCAAAAATCCAGGAAAACGTGCTGAATTTTCCACTGGAAAAACTCCTTGGAATAAAGGAAAAAACAAGAAAACAGATAAAAGAATTTTAGAAATATCAAAAAGAATGAAAGGGGCGAATAACCCTTCGATTAGATTTCCGATGAGTGAGGAAAGAAGAAAGAACCATTCTAAATTAATGAAAACAATGATAATGGAAGGTAAATTTACCCCAAACACAAATAATAGATTTACTCATTATGATGTTGTTTGGGAGGGGAAACGATATAGAAGTTCTTGGGAAGTGTTATTTCACATTCTTAATCCAAAATTTCAATACGAAAAAAAGAGAATAGAGTATTTTGATGAGAACGGCATTAGTAGAATTTTTATTGTAGATTTTATCTCAGAAGAGGATAAGAAACTAGTTGAGATTAAACCCGATTCAGTGGTTAAAAGAAATATTCGAACGCAGCATAAAATAAAAGGCGCTGAAGATTGGTGCCGCAAGAATGGATTTGTGTTCGAATTGTGGAACGAGTTCACTTTTAGAGAAAAAATAGAATATAAAGACATACCATTTGAAGATATACCTAAAAATCTCCACAAAAAAATAGAATACGTTTATACAAGAAAAACTATATGAAGTTAATTAAAAAAGAAATTATTGAATATAATGATGACGTTTTTAATCTGCACATTAAAGACGACCATAATTATGTTGTTTCTGGCGCTGTTGTTAAAAATTGTCATGGTGCCAAAGCTACATCTATGGTAGAGATTATGTGTAATCTCAAAGAATGTAGATATAGATTCGGAACAACAGGAACATTAGATGATCAGCCATTAAATCAAGCAACAATTGAAGGATTGTTTGGCCCACAATATAGTTCTATTACAACTAAAGATATGATAGACAGAGGATTCGCATCAAAACTTAAAATCAAATGCATTGTTTTAAGATACTCAAAGGCCGAGTGTCAATTGGTCAAAGGTATGGATTATCATTCAGAGGTTGATTTTCTAGTTAATCATAATAATAGAAATGAATTCATAAAAAACTTGACTCTATCACTAAAAGGTAATAGACTTGTGTTCTTTAGGTTGAGAGATCACGGTGAAAAGATTTATTCTCTGTTGAACGAAGTTAGACCTGATAATGTCTTCCATATTGACGGTACAGTTGATGTTGATTCGAGAGAAGATATTAGAAAGTCAATTGAATTAAACGATGATGCAATTCTTGTTGCTTCATTGGGAACTACTTCAACAGGAACAAATATCAAGAGATTGCACCATATGATTGCTGCAAGCCCCAGTAAATCAAAGATAAAGGTTCTTCAGTCGATTGGTCGTATGTTAAGATTGCACAAAGAAAAGGACGAGAAGGGTGCAATTCTTTATGATATTGTCGATGATCTAAGTGTTGGAAAGAAGCAGAATTTTACACTAAAGCATTTCGTTGAAAGATGCAGAATATATGATCAAGAACAATTTGAGTATCAAATCTATAATGTAGGAATAAAATGAACATAAAAAACATTAAGATGTTATCTATTAACAATACAAAGATTGTTGGTGAAGTTCTGGATACCAAGAAGTCTGTAATTATGGTTAAAAACCCAGTTGAAATATATTATGAGGATAATGAACTGGGAAGTATGATGTTTATGGACAGTCCAATAAAAGAATCTCAAACAGAATTAATGTATGTTCAAGTATCCTCAATAGACTTCACAACTGATATTTCTTACGAGATACTAATGTATTATACAGCTGTTCTTAAAAAACTTGCAAAACAAAAAGAAACAACAAAAAAAGTTTTAGTTCAGATGACTGATATCATCAACGAGAAATTATTACTGGAAAGTATCGAAGATCAAATCACTTCTGGAAAGATAATCCAAAGACACAATAATACTATAAATTAAGAGAAAAAAATGGCAAAAAAATCTGGTGTACATTATGTAGACAACAAAAAACTATATGCCGAAATGGTAAAATTTATTGCTGCATATAGAGAATCAAAAGAAAACAATACTCCAAAACCAAGGGTTCCTGAATATGTTGGAGAATGTATTATCAAGATTGCAACAAAGCTTTCAAACAGGCCAAACTTCATTGGTTACACATACAAAGAAGAAATGATTGGCGATGGAATTGAGAACGTATTGGCATATATACATAATTTCAATCCAGACAAACATGATAAACCGTTTGCATACTTTACTATGATCATCAATAATGCTTTCATAAGAAGATTGCAAAAAGAGAAGAAACAAACTTACATTAAGCATAAGATGCTTGAGAGGGGACTTGTAGATAATACTTTATCTGATAACTCAGATGGTGATTATCATGTAAATCTAGAATTAAACACAGATGGTAGACTTGATAATCTTATTGACAATTTTGAAAAGAAAAATCCGAAAAAGAAGAAAGCAAAAAAAGGTGTTGAGAAATTTATTGAAACTGATGAGATTATTGATTCAAATGAGGTATAATAATGACGCGAATAGCTCTAATCACGGATACTCACTGGGGTGCTCGCGGAGACAGTCAAATCTTCGCAGAGTTTTTTAATAAATTTTATTACGAGTTTTTCTTTCCTTATCTAAAAGAGAATAATATCAATAGAATCTTCCATCTTGGTGATATTGTTGATAGAAGAAAGTATATCAACTATATGACTGCTAGAAATCTAAGAAATTTCTTTGAGAAATGCTCAGAAGAAAATATTCAAGTTGATGCTATTGTTGGTAACCACGACACCACATTTAAAAATACCAATGAAGTAAATTCAATGAAAGAATTGTTTTCAAACACAAAGTTGAATATGAATTTCTATGATGAGGCTACTGATGTTGATGTAGACGGTGTAAAGATAGCAATGCTTCCCTGGATATGCTCGGGCAATTATCATGACAGTATGGAATATATCAACAAAACTAAAGCTCAAATATTGTTCGGCCATCTTGAGATATCTGGGTTTGAGATGTATCGTGGTTCTTATACAGAAGAAGGACTTTCAGAAGAAATTTTCAACAAGTTCGATGTTGTCTGTTCTGGCCACTTTCATCACAAATCAACTCGCGGTAATATTAATTACCTTGGTGCTCCTTATGAGATGACCTGGTCAGATTACGATGATGAGCGCGGATTTCATATCTTTGATACAGAAGATCAGAGTATGACATT